CTATGAAGATCTGTATTCGGGTAAAAGAACAAACACCCTTTACCCATGATCTGAGTACCACCAGTATGACTGACCGTTATCGTAGGATTACCACGGAAAAGACCATAATTCTGAAGAACGGTATTAACTTCAGAAATGGCCTTCCATTGGGTAAGGACTTCCGTAGGGCCATTACTACTAGCTCCAGGAAAAGCCTTAAGTAAACGGGGACGAGCCCAAAACTTGTCCAAACCTTCCTCAACCCTTCTCTGTTGAAGGCCCCTAAGGCCTTCAGCATACGACTGTTTTTCAACAGCCAAACCCGCAACCTCAACTACAGGTTGCGTAGCGTCTAAATTGACGACATTTTCTTGATAATTTAGTTCTGCGGGTTGACATACAAGCTCGCTTCGACCCACGAAACGAACAGGGGACACTGAGTGTATAGTGTCATTTAATTGCGAACTGCCTACTGGAGCACACTCAAACTCTACTGAATAGCACTTTTCGCTCGACTGGACGACTAAATCGTCATCCATATCGACCCAAGTACCCATCGTTACACTTGGCTTATTCCAAGTGTAAAACAGGTCTCGCTGATACAATTGTTCCATCTCATCAAAAGACGGATAATCTATATCTGGGTACAGCGATCTAATTATACGATCTACCTTATCGTAAAAAGGGCGGCCATGAAGAAAAGCCTCCCTAATGGCACTTTGCGCAGTTGATCTACAACGCTCCTCCATCTTGTCCGGTTTTGTTCCGGTACAAAAGCCAAGCGACTTAAAGATGGAGTTAGTATCAAGAGGTCCCCTATAAGTGCCATTCTCAAGCCGGAAGTGACGTTTCAAAAACGTCACTTCACTAAGCTCCACATATTGCACAGGTTCATCCTTGTTATCCGAGGTCATTTCATAACCAAGCTCCGCACCACGTGTAGTAAAATTCGAGGCATCAAAAGAATCCTCAGGGGCCACAGACCCTACATTGTCATCGCCCAAAACCATAAGGAACAAACTCCTCGTCGGTTTGCCACAACGGGTGAAAGTGTAATAGGACAATAGTTTAGTAACAATACAATTAATAAAGGTCGTATCAGAACGACCTGAAAGCATCGTGGAGTTACAATAAAACCAGTCCATCTCTAGACGAACATAGACAGAAAAGCCCATCATCATAAGGCGCTCTGCTGTCTGCGCGTCTTTTGGCTTATAGCCTGCCAACAAGCAAAGCCTTCTAGCAACAACTGCTACAAAAGGCAAGACAACCTTGTGACGCAGATCAAACTCCTTCTGGTCAGAGCCAAAGACACGACCATTGAGCCGGCTACCAATCTCGTCCCAATGTTTGGACGAGGCATTCACACCGCCTGAAAAACCTGTTATCATAGGGTTCGCAGTGCACCACGAAATGACCGGAAGAAGATACTTCCGAAGAGCCAAATTGTAGGCATGGCAAGATATATAAAAATATCTAGCTTTACCGACTGAAGACTTAGCTAGAGGATAAACCTCATCTTTTCGCGACGCATAGGCGACAACCGGAGGCAAGGGATCTGAACTCATAGCGGCGGCTTCATACCGCCGGGCCAATTCCACCACTGTAGGATGAGGAGTCCAAACCCCATCAGCACCTTCAACATAAGCATTTTGCTTATTGACGCCGAGAAGGGGCAGGACAGGCCCTATAGCCTTCCTGACATCCTTAGGGTTCATATAAACGTTATCATCAGAGCCGGAAATGGCCCGGTTCCAATCGAGCGGCGTAAGCTCTACATGCTTTATAGCAGAGTAACTTTCTACCAACTCATCAACGGCTTTTAAAAGAGCCACTTGGTCATACTTAATCTCTTTACCACAAGCATTAAACCTATAAGTCATGGGACTGCGATAATCAGTCTCTGGCTTTGCATGAAGATGCTTATAAGGAGCACCATACTTCTTGGTCAACTCACCTTCTACCAAAGGAAAGAACGGAGTTTCAACACAAGAAGGACGAAAAGAGTCAGTCTTATTCTCGGAACCTATCCAAAGATGATCTCTGTCAGCAAGCTCCCTGGTGGAAAACCAAGCGGCATCTGAGCGCGACCAATTGGATGAGCGTTGAGAAACCATGGCATCAGCAAGCGGTTCAACATTTTTAATTCCAAGATTATACACGGAATAAAACTTTAAGAAATGTTCATTCGCAAAAGAGATATCCATGTTAGAAACTGGCATAAAATACCTTTGACGGCTCTTCTCCATATAACCACCAAATATGGCGATAACATTGCCGAAGACATCACGCAAAGCTTTACCACAATCCCCATCGACAGTATCGATAGGGTCAGTGAGATACAAACGATTGCCACCTACAACTGCAAGGCTTAACTTTAAAGTCACGCCTTCATAAATACCAGTAGTATAAGAGGCAACGTTATCACACGTGTGGGTTGCGATGCCCTCTCCGACACCATTGAAAATGTTGCCTACATAAATAAAAGCAACATCGCGGCCAGGCAGAGCACAAATAGCGCGCTTGTCAAAACGACAACCGACTTGACGCCCTTCGTGAACCATATGAAGCTCTCCTTCCAGCCACATGTCCGGATTCTCTTTCCAGACATCGGCCTTATTCTTAAGCAACAGGTGGCGAGGAACAAGGATCACACCAGGGTTGACAATTAATCCATGCAACCAAGAGCCCTTGCCAGAACAAATCAATTCCACTCGAACGGTCGAACGACTAAAACGTTGGCCCATCCAAGGGACATGTCCAGAAGGTTGGGGGTGAACCTTAACTCCTGGATCTTGAGGTTCTGTGTTCTTAAACACAAAGTTACCTTGAGGGTAATAAGTCTTAATACAAGCTTTTATAATAGCGGCAATAGATGCTATAGCCGCAACACCAGCGACAAGACCACCAACAGTACTAAGAAAGAGACGCGCATCAAAAGTGCCCATCATCTCCCTCTTCTTGCGGGTGATATACTGATCTATCATTCCTGCAGGACCTGATATCTTCCTGGCTTGATTTGCCAAGAAAGTATCTACAGGGCCATCCGAACGAAGCGCATGGCGCATCGTCTTATCAACCTGCCGGTCGAGACACGACGCAGCGGCTCCTTGAGGAACCACAACCAAAGACATCTCAGCCTTACAATCCGGAAAATGAAGCCCTTTGAGTCCGCCACAAACACAATCAACCTTAACGGTAATATTGGTATTGTTACGAGCCTCAATAAGCGACACCATATGCATGGCTAATTCCGGATAACTATTAAAAGTTTTAGACGGTACGTCAGCACTAAGTTCAAACTTAACGGTTTTACCATCCTTATTCTTCATACGGCCTATTTTAAAAATAAACCACGAATCGGACCAAACCTGGCCACGGCTCCACTCAGCAAAACCAGTTGCAGCGCAAGCCTTAGCAACCTCAGGTTTCAAACTGATGGTAACCAAAGAATAACGACGGTCCAACTTATTGGCACCGCACGTGGCTGTCGACAAGTAAAACTCGCTAGAGTTAGTTGTAACCAAAACACCAGCACAGTCCACCCTAGCATCAGCTTTAGCTTCCAACGACGCAGCTTCAACAGAAAAAGGTGCAGAATCAACCAACTTCTGGAGCAAGTCCAGGGTTGGAATATTTGAATACTCATCCTTAGTCTGGAACGCATCATTGACAGCAAAAAGCATAGTCAGGGAGGGTTTATCCTGATGTTTAATATTGCTATCATAATAGTGAGTGATCGTAACATCGGCATCAAAACCGACACGTTTACGCATCATCGCCTCAATGAGCTCTACCAACTTTGTCTTACCAACACCTGGAGGGCCCTTTATAATGAAGCCGACAGGGGGAACTCTAGTTATCTTAAGGTTCCTACGCCTATCTTCAAGAAGCGCCATAAGCCTTATGCGCGTTTCTTTAGAAAGTGGACCTTGGACACTAGCATAACGATACAGTGTCTTCTGGGCAATAGACAGCTCGTCAAGAGCTGTAGCTCCACACTGGGTCAAATTGGTTAGCTTAGCAATACATCTCTCATGGGCCTCAGCCGCACAAACGTCCGGCTCAGCTTCAAAGAGGTCGGTAAACTTACCTGATTTGGTAAAAAGTTCAGTCCTCTCTTGCCAATATCTAACTAACTCTGCGATCCCGACAACCATATCGAATTCGCCAGTGATTGTAGATAAATGGGCCTTTGAACCCTCGAAAAACCATTTTGCTGGTTCGGGGGCCCTAAAGGCCAAAGCACCAAGAATGGCGGCAAAGCTAGCTAAAGTCTTGCTAATAAGAGGACTCTTGCGCGCTCTGCGCACCGTATCAAAAGCATCATAGTCTTGAGAAACGAATTCTTCTTCTTCTGACAAAGGTTCTTGTTCATCATTGAACCATTCGTCACTATTAAAGTACTTCGTCACCCAAGG